CAATGAATTCGAGCATAGAGTAAACTACGGTGAGATTGTAGGCTGTCCTGTAGACTGTCCAATAGAAAGCTGTGAAGGGGCTATTCTATACTTCCACCATCACGTTGTAATGGAACAAATGTATGACCTTGGAGAAGATTTATTTTTGGTCAACTACGACCCTATCGGAGGATATGCAAACCACGCTATCGCTATCGAAGACGAAGCTGGTGATATTACTATGCTTGGGGATTGGTGTTTTGTTGCACCCCCTGTTGAACAGGAAGAGGAAACAAGTGATTCTGGCATCATTCTTAGCCTCAAAGAAGAACCAGAACTGGAAGGCATACTACTCGCCTTACCCCCAGATTCAGAATGGATTGGAACAAAGTCTGGTGATATGGTGGGTTACACGAAGAATTCGGAATACGAAATGGAGCTTTTAAATGGCGACAAGGTTTATCGTATGCGAACAACAGAGCTAGTATATGCCAAGGAAGCGTAAATTTACTACAGAAGAAGCGTCAACTAGATTGCTTTCCTCTATGGAGGTCGCAATCAATAACATGATTGACGAAGTTAGAAAACCTGTAGATGCAGAACTTTCTGGCTCTCAGCGTAAGGCTGAATTACAGAGTATTAAACAAACAGCTACTGATGCAAAAGAACTGCTCATCGAATACCAGAGGCTTGAACAAATGGTTAGAGAACTCCGAGAAACTGGAGGAATCGAAGAAGAACAAGACTACTCTGGTGGATTCGCAGAAAAGTTCTCAAAGTAATCAGATATTCTGTTACTGGGATTATTAATTAAATGAAATGGCAGGTCTTAAACAAGTTGAGGGATACGATAACTATGTTATTAATATATGCCCCAACGATACAAGTGGGGAGGTTACCGAAATTGGTGGGATTGATATTCAGCTTCCCAAGATACCCCCTAAAGAAGAAATCCTCGGATATGAAAGGAAGCCTCATCTGCAAATGTGGAGAAGACTTCCTGTGCCAGAAGAATTGCAGAGGATTCGCTCTATGGATGAGTGGTATGAAATGCAATCCGAATTCAAAAAGAAATTTTCTCCATACATCGAGAAAGAGTTTGACCGCAGGCGTAACGGTCTTTGGTTTTACAATAACGGTAAGCCTGTCTACATTACAGGGAGACACTACATGATGTTGCAGTGGTCAAAGCTGGATATTGGCTATGGCTACTACTTAGAATTTCAAGCAAGACTATTTATTCATTTTGCAGCATGTGAAGCCGACCCTCGCTGTATGGGTCAGATGTACACCAAGTGTAGACGTTCTGGATATACCAATATGTCTGCGGCTATACTTGTAGACGAAGCTACCCAAGTAAAGGATAAGCTGTTAGGTATACAGTCTAAAACAGGTAAGGACGCACAGGAGAACATCTTTATGAAAAAGGTAGTTCCTATGTTCAGAAGCTACCCCTTTTTCTTTAAGCCCATACAGGATGGTACAACCAATCCTCGTATGGAGCTTGCATTTAGAGAGCCTTCTAAGCGTATTACAAAAAGCAATAAAACATCTAATAAAGGCGAAGCCCTTAATACAATCATAAACTGGAAGAACACCACGAATAATGCTTACGATGGTGAAAAGCTTCATATGATGTATTTAGATGAAAGTGGTAAGTGGGAAAGACCAACCGATATTCGTGAAGCATGGCGAATAGAAAGAACTTGTTTAATTGTAGGACGTAAGATTATAGGTAAGTGTCTTATGGGTTCTACTGTAAATCCAATGGACAAAGGTGGTAAACAATACAAAGAACTCTGGAGAGACTCCGACCCAGAAGATAGAAACGCCAACGGAAGAACGAAGACTGGACTTTATAGATTATTTGTACCAGCCTACGAAGCCCTCGAAGGCTTCTTTGATGAATATGGAAACCCTATTATTGAAAACCCTGCGAAGCCTGTTAAGACAATTGAAGGGGACTTTGTAGACATAGGTGCAAAGACTTACTTAAAGAACGAGAGAGACGCTTTAAAAGGCGATGCGAGGGAACTTAACGAATATGTTCGCCAGTTCCCCTTTACTGTTGACGAAGCAATGAGGGATAGTATTGAAGGCTCTACGTTTAACATTGGAAAGATATACGAACAAATAGAATACAACGAAGAGCTGTATCCAAATCCTGTTGTTCAAGGTAATTTCTCTTGGAAAGATGCTGTAAACGATAGCGAAGTTGTATTTAGTCCCAACCCTCAAGGCAGATGGTTTATAAGCTGGATGCCAAAGCCAGAAAACAGGAACAAATTTGTAATTAAACAGGGTAAAAAACACCCAGCGAATGACCACATAGGTGTGGGTGGAGTCGATAGCTATGATTTGGACTCTACAACTGATAATAGAGGGTCAAAGGGAGCTTGTCATATGTATAACAAGTTTAGTATGGGCGCTCCTGCTAATATGTTTGTCGCAGAATACGCCTCTAGACCTCCCTTGGCTAGAATATTTTACGAAGACATATTAATGGCCGCTGTTTTCTTTGGATATCCGCTTTTAATAGAAAACAACAAGTACGGAATCGTGAGATATTTTGAATCTAGAGGATACGAAGAGTATGTAATGAAAAGACCAGACCATCTTAAGACTCCTAACGCTGTAAATACCAAAACTCGTGGTATTCCCTCTAACTCTGTAGATGTTATTCAGTCTCATGCTCAAGCAATTGAGGCGTATGTCGAAGAACACGTAGGTATTAACTCGGAAACTGGAGACATGGGAAGAATGTACTTTCAAAGAACGCTAGAAGACTGGATTGGCTACAAAATTGACAATCGTACTAAATACGATTTAACAATATCGAGCGGACTTGCACTATTAGGGGCGCAGAAAACAAAAGTCAAGAAAAAAGAGGCGCAATTTGATGACAAGCAGTTTTTTCGTAGATATACTAAGGAAATAAGACGCTGATAGACAGAGCTTTAATTTCGTATATTTGCGAGGAAGTATTCTGCGAAACGCTATATGTACAATAAAGACAACGAACAAGGGAAGTACGGAAATTTTCCAGACCCATTTGCCCCTCATGGACAAAAGTCCTCTAAATCATATGGGATAAAATTTGCCAAAGCCATTGAAAAACAATGGGGCAACTCTGACGATGAGCGTAGTCTCTTCCGAAGACGTATGAAGGACTTTGAAACAAACCGTGACTATGCAAACGGTACGCAAGATACTTCAATCTATAAGCAGATATTAAACTCTCTCGACCCAAACAGTGGGGATGGTACGTTGCTAAACCTTGATTGGTCTCCAGTGCCTATCGTCCCTAAGTTTGTTAAGATTGTAGTAAACAACATTCTTTCTAGAAAACCTTATCCAAACGTAAAAGCTATCGACCCTCTATCTCAGTCTGAAAAAGACCAGAAGAGAGCAGAGAAAATGTTTGAGGTAAAAAATAAGGAACTCCTTTCTCAATTAGAGCAGCAAGGTGTAGATATTAAAACAGATTTAAGTTCTATACCAGAAACACCTGAAGAAGCTGAAATATTCATGGATGTGAATATCAAGACAGCGGCAGAAATCGCATCTCAAGTAGGAACAAGTATGACCCTTGAGTGGAACGATTTTGACCAGCGTGTGTACAGACGTGCAGTTACCGATTTGGTAACCTGCGGTATGGCTGTAATTAAAAGGAGTAACGACCCTAACTATGGAATCAAAGAAGATTACATCGACCCAGCGCACTTCTTCCATAGCTACACCGAAGACCCTACGTTTAGTGACCTCATCTATGCAGGACACGTCAAGAAAATTAGCATCTCAGAGCTTAAGCGTATTGCTGGTGATGAGCTTACTGAAGAGCAATATGAAAAAATAGGGCAAAGCGTAAAAAACAAATACCAGAACCGAGCCGATAAACTAAGCTATAAATATTACGATGAAACTTTAGACCGTACAACTTACGGGTATGATGAGTTTATTGTTGAGGTGATGGACTTTGAATTCTTATCTACGGACGACATGATGTTCGAAGGGAAGCAATCTCGTTTTGGAAACGATAGCTTCTACTACAAAGGGTTTGAATACACACCGCCTAAAGAATCTGTCTATGCTCGTGAGCCAAAAGCAATGAGTATACAAACAGTATATGGTGGTAGCTACGTTATCGGATGTAACTATATGTTTGACTACGGTCAAAAAAGAAATGTACCTAAAAACGTACATGACCTAAGCAAGGCTAGATTGTCTTACTCTGTTGTGTCAACAAACTTACGCAGAATGATGCCTAAGTCTCTTGTAGGCTCAGTCATTGGTTTTGCTGACCAGTTGCAACTTTCTCACTTAAAACTACAGCAGTCTATCGCTAAGGCTAAGCCAGATGGATTGATTGTAGACATTGAAGGATTAGAGAATGTACAGTTGGGTAAAGGCGGTGAACTACAACCATTAGATATACAAGACATCTATGAACAAACAGGTGTATTCTACTATCGCTCGAAGAATCCAGAAGGTGGATTCCAGAACCCTCCAATTAGGTCTCTGGATAACAGCATTAAAAATATCAATGAGCTTATTGGCATCTATAACCATAATCTCCGTCTTATCCGTGATACAACAGGTATTAACGAAGTGATGGATGGCACTTCTCCAAAAGGAGAGCAGTTGGTAGGCGTACGCCAACAAGCGGTAGCCGCTGGTAACAACGCTATCTACGATATAACAAATGCTTCTATTTATCTATATACTAGAGTTTGTGAAGACATCGTAAAATGTCTTCAGATTTTGCCTCCTAAGTCTGTTATCTTCCAAGCTTACGAAAGAGCTATTGGTAAAACAAATATGGACGTGCTTTCTTCATTTGGTGATTTACCAATGTACAATTTTGGTATCAAGATTCAAATGGAAATGGATGATACGGAAAAGGCTTATTTGGAGCAAAACATTCAAGTAGCCCTAGGTCAAAAAGAAATAGACCTAGAAGATGCAATGGCAATCCGTCAATTAAAAGACATTGACCAAGCAGAGCGATTACTTATCGTTAGACGCAAGAAGCGTATGAGTATGATGCAGCAAAGAGCGCAGCAAAACTCTCAGATGCAATCACAGATGAATCAACAAACTGCACAGGCAGCAAGCCAAGGAAAAATGCAGGAGATTCAAATGCAAAGCCAAGCTAAGATTGCAGAGATACAAGCTGATGCACAAGCTAAGGCTCAGTTACTGCAATTAGAATACCAGTTAAAAGGTCAAGTTGAAGGTGCTAAATCTCAATCTCAAATGGGAATGAAGCAACAAGACATGGCTTTTAGACAACAAATGGAAGACAATAAAGAAGAAGCTAAAGACAAGCGAGTTAAAAAACAAGCTGTTGAACAATCCAAAATGATTTCTCAACGCCAAGGAAAGCGTGGAGAGCTACAGGATGAGGGAGACGATTTGATTGACATGCTAACTTCTTGATAACCAGTAAATTACTACCTTTGTAAAAACAATAAAAAATGGCACACTCAAATAAATTAGTTCACAATTACAACTCAAACCTACAAGCCTTTGGGCAGAGTGGTTTTGACTATGTTACTAGTGGAACAATAAATTCTCATACTTACATAGCTATTACTGTATTAGCCACGGCTGTTTTAGATGTTAGCGTAGAAGCTGGAGACAGCTTAACTGATGTTTCTATTCCAGCAGGAACAACAATTTATGGTAGCTTTTCAAGCATTACTGTAGATTCTGGAAGAATATTAGCGTACAGGCTAGCATTAGATAAATAATTATGTTAGGATTAGGATTAGTTATAACTAAAAAGTAAGCCAATTATGGCAACACAAATAAATCTAGATAACGCATCAAGGGTAGATATAACTTGCAGAAGAGGTGATACTTTTACTTTAGAGTTTACGTTTTCCGATGATGCTGGTGCAGCGATAGATTTAACAAGTTACACTTGGAAGATGGATGTAAAGGAAACAGACACTTCATCTGGAGATATTATAGCCGACAATAGCTTTACTTATAGTGGTACTGCTCTAGGCGTTTTAACTATAACGGCTACAGCCGCAGTTATGGCTGCTGTAGAAGGCGGTTTGTACGTGTATGATTTACAGTCAAATTCTTCGGGTTCTGTAAAAACATGG